CAACCCACCCAAGTCTCCCACTACTATTGTAGACGAGATTCGTGACACTTATCGTATTGCTCAGAAGGCACAATTACCTCTCGTATTGTTTGTAACCTATGACAGTCTTGAGCGTATTGTATCGGCAGAGATTCCTGCCTCTGTCGTATATTATGACGAGGCACATAATGCAGTAGAGAGTGACCACTTCCCGGCAGTGGAAGGTATGTCACGCATTGCAGACAATAATTATTACTTCACGGCTACTCCTAAGTACACACAATCTGGGAGTAAAACTGGTGCAGGTATGGATAACATTAGTGTATATGGTGAACATATTGCTAATGTCAACTTCAAGGATCTTGTCAACCGTGGTATCATCGTACGCCCTGTAATCCATCTCCTTCAGAGTGATGCTCAGTCACATAATCTTGATGAGGTTAGTGTTGACGTTGACTCTCTTATGGAGACGGTTAATTATTACGAGACACAACATCATGAGACTGGAGCACACAAGATTCTTGTCGCATGTCGTGGTACTAAGTCCATCCATGCCATTCGTAAGTCTATTCTTAAGTGGGCTAATGGTAAGGGTTACGATGTTCTGACCATCGACAGTGTGAACGGTGGTTATATCAATAACGAACAGATTTGTAGTGGGTCTGATAAAGGTAAGTTCATCACTAAGTTGGATGAACTTGGTAAAGACTTGACTCAGAAGATGATTGTCCTCCACTACGATATGCTCGGTGAAGGTATTGACGTGAAGGCATTTACGGGTACACTGTTCTTGCGTAACATGTCCTCTAAGATCAAGTCTGTCCAGGCAATGGGTCGTGTTATCCGTAAGTCACCTGGTAAGAAGTATGGTATTGTTACCATCGTTCAACACGCAGACGAGACTGACGATGCACAACAAACCATTCGTTTGATTATCAATGAACTCTTAACGCAAGGTGTTCCTGTGTCCGACATTCTGCATGAGATGAGTGGACGTGGTGAAGAAGAAGAGATTGTTGAAGATCTTGACCGCGATAAGCTTCGTAAGATGATCTCTGACTACAACATTCAGTGGCAACACAGTCAGATTCTTGAGGAGTTGTTCAATAACACCGAATACAGTGAAATGTCTCTGTAATAGAATAACTCACCTCTAAATGTCCCCTATAGTATAAGAAACACTAGCATGACAACATTGACTCTCAACCCCTTTCAAAAACTAAGGATTAAAGCAACCAAAGATTTCAATCAAGGAGTCAAGCCTGTTGATGGTAGACAACCTATCCCTGACGAACTTGCATTGGCTATGATTGATGAGCTTGATGTTCCCAAAGATGCATGTATAGGTGTGCATGATGCCTTTCTTATCCTGACTTCACATCTTAGAGAGCAGGGTTACACTAATATTGTTGTATTGGAGAATGTACATCAAAACTTGACACCTTTACAACAAAAGTATTATGATAGTATTAAAAGTGTGTGTGACAATTCACCCACAATTAAATACTATGTCCCTCCGATGAACAACTATAACAGGTGCGATATGGATTTTGATGTTGTTATTGGCAATCCTCCTTACTCTGATACATCTTCGGATTCTTCTAATAATAAGAGTTTGGACAGCGTATTCTTTGAACTTGGAGTGAAACGTTCTGATGTTACAAAAATGATCATTAGGGCTAAACACTTTACCGATCCTCGTTCTACCTTCCGTCGCAATCTTTTCAACTCTGGTAAAGTGTCCAGCATCACTTATATTGATTCCAAAAGGTTTGGAATCTACCAAGAAATTCTCACCTGTGTTGTCACTCATGATGTAAATCATGAAGGTCCTACTAGGGTGGAATATATGGGTGGAATTGTAAAGGAAGAAACACTTACTAAGGATTCTTTGGTGTTCCTCACTTCACCCAATAAGAAAGAGATTCCTTATGATGAATCTTTGGCACCTCGTTGGATTAGAGGTAAAATTGCAGCAAATAAGATTGATCATGATGAGAGTGGAGTTCCTATCATTGTTGCCTCTGGTAGAACTGAACCCCTGATTCAACGTGATAAAACTGGTGAACATATTGGTCTTAATCAATATGGAATTGTGATGAATGTCACTAACCATCTGGGCAAAACTGGTCCTATTAGGATGAAACAGTATGATGCATGTTTGGGTCTGGGAATGTTAGCTCTCATCACAGATACAGAGGAAGAAGCACAACAACTGTATGATTGGTTCTTGTCTGATGAAGGCAAACAAGTTATTAAAGAGGTTAAAACTTCCACTGTAAGTTCAAAACAAATGTTCTCTTACATCAAAGATCCGCTCAAATGAAACTTCAACACACATTCGGATACGATTGTGAGGATCTCCCTTCTCTAATCTCCGACAATAAACTGTCAACCTTTTTTAAGAAGTTGGTTGCTATGGGTAAGCAACAGGACCCTGATCTGTACGAACCACTATCATTCATGGGCGACGGATTTGAGTGGTTTGTTGAGTACTTCTTTAAGTTTTTCAATGGGGATCATACTCTAACTTACACTGCTGATTATGAACCAAACTTTGAATATGACAGGGGTATTGATGGACGTGGACTCTCTACTTTAGACGGAAAACCTAATGTTATTCAGTGTAAGTTTAAGGCAGATCCTACCAAGTATCTGACGAATGAGGACAATATCAGTAACATAGCAGCAGACGCTTGTATGAATGAGGGACTGGAATATAATGGTAAAAATGTAATCATTGTCACCTCTTGTAAGGGAGTTCATCCTAAACATGCTATGGCAAATGTCCATTGTATTGGTTACAAGGAGATGGCAAGACGTGTTGACAATAATGTTGTCTTCTGGGAAAATCTACGTAGTATTGTAAAAGAACAGTATGCCAGCTAAGAACAAACATAACGAGAATGTTGGCTCATCTGTTGTACGTTCAGACGAACGTATTGATGCCACTGGTGAAGTATTCACACCAGTAGAACTGTGTGCCCAGATGGTATCAGAGATCCCTGAATCTGTCCTGAAAAATAAGAACTCCACTTTTCTTGACAACTCGGCGGGGTCAGGTAACTTCCTAGTCGCTCTGCAGACAGAATTATTGAAATATCATGAGTTATCACATATCAACGATAATATGTTGTATGCGGTAGAATTTATGGAGGACAATCACGCAGAACTGTGTAAGAATCTCGGTGTGTCAGTTGATCACCCTCACTATGTGTGTCATGATGCTCTTACTTATGATTACTCGTTCGGTGAACCTGTAGGTCTCGAATGTTTCATGTGACAGAATTACTCACCTTGAAATGACCACTGTATTGTAACCACTTAGATTATGATTAAACTCCGTCCTCACCAACAAGACGCCGTTTATGCACTTCGTAATAATAGTATTGGGCAGGTCATAGTGCCGACTGGAGGCGGGAAGACATTGATCGCAATCATGGACGCGATTAAAAGGTTTGAAGTGAATGTTCCGAGAACTATTATTGTTGTTGCACCAAGAATACTTCTAGCCGAACAACTGTCATCAGAGTATCTGGAACACATCACCAATGCTAATGTTCTCCATGTTCATAGTGGAGAGACGCATCATTTCAGCACTACGAAGTCTGAACGTATCAAACTTTTTGTTGATATGTGTCACACTATGCGTGAACACGTTATTATCTTTACCACCTATCACTCTCTCCATCGTGTTCAGGAGTCTGGTATTGCTGTAGATACGATTTACTTTGACGAGGCACATAACTCTGTCCAACGTAACTTTTATCCCGCAACAGAATATTTCTCTAAACATGCAGATCGCACTTTTTTCTTTACTGCCACACGCAAAACCAGTGTGACTGTGAAGAAACCAGGTATGAACTGGACTGAAACTTATGGTCAGGTAATTGCACGTGTGTCTGCACCTGAACTGGTGGAAAATGGGTATATTCTTCCACCTAAAGTCAAGGTGATTGAGATGGATAAGATTGACAAAAAGTCTCTCACTCCTCATCTTGAGGGTAACAATGTCCTTGCATCTATTGACCAAATCAACATCAAGAAGATTTTGGTTTGTGTAAAGACCACACGACAGTTACAGAACCTGTTCATGACTGATTTTGCTGATCAGTTGTTAGAACGTGGTTACTCTTATCTTTACATCACCTCTCGCACTGGGGCAATTATCGATGGTGTCAAAGTGTCCCGTGAAGAGTTTTTTAATACTCTGAATGCATGGGGCAAAGATAAATCTA